ACTATATTCTCTGGTGTATAGATTGAAACATAAGGTCTAATATCTTGAGCCAGTTCCTCTGCTCTAGTCTTTGCAGTAGTCTGTGGTTTATCTACAATTACCCAGCAGTTGCCATAAATAGATGCGTTCATTTGCACCTCTCTCATTATTGTATTGAAATTTCTGCCATCTAGGTCTGCATCTTTAATAAAGGATTGTAGTTGCTCATCTCCGTCTAAACTTCCATAGTCTCTAGTCGGTGGCACTCGCCATAAAAAGCTTGTATAGATTTGTACTACATTTTTACAATGATTGTCTAAAGGGGTATGCCTAATCCTTGCATCATATTCTTCTGGTGATTCCAGTATGTATCTATGTAAATAATATCCGTTTTTATAATCATTTCCACCTAAGTAACTGCGAATATAAAACTCCCAGTTCTCTATGTTTGAAGTCCATAAAGGGTGTTTTTGTTGTAATTCTTCTCTGTTCATTAACTCCACCTCTTTTGCTCAGTTGCTACAAAGTTTCTTCTTATAGGGTAGTTATATTCTATTAAATACCCAAGTGCGTCATTCATATGGTCGTACCCACTATCTTTATCTGGTATATGTGTTCCTTCTTTGTATATTTGTCTTTCTATACTTTTTATCACATTTTTACAAGAGTTTAAAATAAATAAACTATTTTTTCCAGTAACATTTTTTAACTTGGAATTTACTGCATTTATTCTATCCCTTACTAATGGTGCTGTGTTCTTACATTTAACCTCAAACCCAAAGTTTTTTAATATTGCTAGGTCTGTAACTCCCCCAGCAGATGTTTTTCTCTGTCTAGCACTAGGGTCTGGGTAAACTATGATATTTTTATGCTTATATCTGTTTTTAATTTCCTCACACATCTCATTCGTATTTGAAGAATATATTTGTATCTCATCTATTACTGTAACTATTTTATTATCAATAACTGTTACTACTGCACACATTGGGTCTACATTAAAGTCTAATCCTATATGATAAACCAAAGTATTATCTTTATATTTCTCTATGATATTTTTTTCTCTGCTAAAATTGTAATAAATCATTCCTGAATAGTTTACAAATGTTGCTTCGTACTCTTGCTGAAATGTTCTCAAATCTAAATCTTGTTTTGCTTGTTCTATCTCATCTTGACTAACTTGTTCTCCTTCTATTGTAGTATATTTAAAACTTTTCCAGTCATTATTTGCTTCACCCATCTTAAACAAATCATAACTCCAGTTACCGAACCCTCTAGGACTACCACAAAAAAATGCAGAGCCTTTAGTATCAGATAATGTGGGTCTTAACACCTCATACCAAGTTTCTTTACTTGTATCTGCAAATTCGTCCATAACTAAGAAGTGAATCCCAACTCCCCTCAGAGAATTTTCATTGTCGCTTCCCCTTAATGTTATTGTTGAATTATTCCTTAATGTTATAGTCAAATCACTATGGTTGATTGATTTAACCCATTTATGAGCCAACATCTTTTCTTTTAATACACTCCAACATATTGCTTTAGCTTGTCTGTAACTGGGTGCAACATACCACACTTTTTTATTAGGTTGACTGGAATACTTTGCTATCTCATTTATTGCTAAATATGTTTTGCCAAACCTTCTTCCAGTAATTAAAACTCTAAACCTTGCATTAGAATTAGTTACTTTCTTTTGTGGTTCAGTTAATGGCATTATGTTCTCTGTCTTTCTTCCCCCAGTATACCACTACAAATGCTTCACACTCAGGACAAGATAAGTTGGTAACTATAGCATAATCCTCACTATCTTCACATTCGTGGTCGCCACCCCATATCAATTCACAACCACAATCATAACACAACATCAATCATTGCTCCACACTAGAGGTTCTTCTAACTGGTTTTCTTCCAGTCTATCTTGTTGACCTAATATGTTCTTACCTAGAAATATTTGCATAGTTACATTGCCATTCTCTGCTGATTTCCATTGAAGCTGTCTTAACCTCATTTTTTGCTCTGCTCTACCTTTTGTAAGAAATTCCGAATAACTTTTTTCTAATAAATCTGCTGAACACCCAAAGAAATCTCCCATCTCCTTGTTTGTACAGCCTAATTTAGCTAACTTCTGTAGCTGTTCTGTGTCTATGTGATACTTCTTGGGTCTAGCCATTATTCTATTCTAAATATATCCTGATAAAGTAAGTTTACTATTTTCTCAAACTCTTTCTGCTCATATCTTTTAATATCTATTTCACATACAAGCTTCTTAAATTGTTCTGCTTTTTTTACAGCTTCCATTTTACTTTGCCCTCGAAATATTTTTTTAAACATTTATCACAAATATATTCTTTAGCATTATCTACTCTTATTATAGGGTTTGCACCACATTTATTGCAATACATATATTTATTTAATATTTCTGTAGAATCTAACTTAGGTTTTTTAATATTTCTACTTTTTTTTCTAGACATACTGTAAAAAGTGTAATTTTGTTTTTGTATATTATCTTTGAATCTGTCTGTCATAGTCTATTCCCCAAGTTAAAATATTTAACTGCATCTTCTTTAGAAAATTCACCTTCTTTGATTGCTCTTTGAACATCAGGGAAATTTTGATTTGCAAAGCTAGTTATAAAAGAACTTGTTTCTTTATCTACTATAGCTTTTTTAAGAACTTTAAGTCTTAAAGGATAAACTTCACCATTTGCTGATTCTATTTTAGCTTCCTCATCTTCATATTTTTTAGCACTTAACCAATAGGCTGGTTGTTTAGCAAATTTTTTATCCTCAACAGAATTAAAATATTTATTATACATTTCTGCTAGTTCTTCTGGTTTTTCCTTCCATTCTATATCAATAGACCTAAAATTCTTTTCTGCAATACCCTTACTTAACTTATTAGATATTTTTTGCCAAAATAAAGGGAAAGTATCTTTGTTTTTTGGTTTTGGTTTAATGGTAGGGGTAGTGGTAGGGGTAGGGGGGTTTTGGCTAGGTTTTTTTGGTCTACCTCCAAGCCTTCCATTTACCTTAGATGCTTCTATTCTTTTAGTTATAAATAAAAACTCTTGTAGTTGTCTTTCATTTTGATAATGAGCATTTACTTCTACAAAAAATTGGTCAATTACTAAATCTGCTGATTTCTTTTCTTCTTCAGTTATGCAACTGGCTATTCTGTAAATAGTATTCTTATTTGTTGGAATACCAGAACATCTCTTATTCCAGTTCCAGCATAACAGTCTAATATATACCCCTATTTGCTCATTTGTTAAGTGCTGAGTGCCAGCAACAAAATCTTCGGTGAATAAGTACCAAGCTTTCAATTTTTCTTTTGGTTTTGAATTTTCGTCAATAAACATAATTTCTCCTCTTAATTAATTTATCATAATAATAATAATACCTAAATATTTTTTTTGGTTGTGGGGTAAATTAATACCCCCATACCTCCATTCTAGCCTTATATAAAGCTTCTTCCTTCCATATCCAGTCGTCAGGGTTAGGAATCAACAAATTCTTTACCTCATCTAACGAATCAACCTTAGATAACCAGTTACCCATTACTTTGACTATATGATTACATATTTGCATTGGTCTGGTGTAGTTATCTAAACTGAACTCATAAAATTCTGTACCAGACTTTTTGCATACCAAATACCAAAGTTTTTGATTAGCATTAGTTCCACTTTGATATATTGCTTGTTGCATTGCGTGGCTGTTGGATATGCCATTAGGTTTTCTTAGAGTAGTTTTTAAATCTATATAAAAATCTTCTTTAGTTTTTGTGTCTATAAAGTGAAAATCTGTATATCCTACTAATGGTATTCCTTGAATATCCATCTCCACTTTTTCTTGATACCCAATTAGATTTAATTTAAAAGCATACTCTTTTAATCTGTCTACACCTTCGTTAAATAAATGTGTCAAGTTTTCTCTTTCTTCTGGTATTTTTGCATTTTCAAAAGAACTGCAATTAGTATCGTATTCCAGTTGCATTTTTTTTATTGAATCATCTGCATCAATACCATTGAGCCACATATTTAAACCTGATTCTACAGCCTTCCCTCTTTCCATAGCTGGACTTGATGGGAACTCATACCCATACAATCTTTTTAAAGCCCATCTCTCTCTATGAAAAGCAAACTCTGTAAGCTGACTAAAAGATAGTGGCAGTAAGTTCTTCCTACCGCCACCATCAAATTTTTTAAAATGTTCTATCATACAACACCCATTACTTGAATAGCTATTGCAAATAAAATTACAGTTATAAAAAATGTTAAATATTCAATCATATATCACCTAAAAATTGTTCTAATGCTTCTTTATTTTTTATAAGTTTTGCTTTTAGTTCTAATACTTCATAATATACATTGCTCTCTGTACCAAATTTAAGCTGATACTGGTCTAAACTTTTTATCAGATTGTTCATACTATCTAATTCAGGTTTATACTTAGCCATAGCTTGTTCTTTGGTCAAATCAAGTTTGTTTGATTCTTCTTCTAGTTCAATTTCAGAAAATAATCTATCCGTCATTTTTTTCTCCCTCTAAAAAACTTTGTTGTTGCTCTGTGATAAGTTTATATTCAGCAAATGTTTTTCTTTCTACTGTAATATAGTTGGTTTCAATATTCATACCCTCTCGTCTTAATGTATGAATAATAGCACCTAACCTCAGACTTCCGTATTTTTGCAATGCTTCTAGTGGTGTTATTACCCTACCTTCTTTCAGGTGTTGTAATACCATTTCTCTTTGTGTAAGTTTTTTTATTTTTGGTTGGCTCATAACATACTCCTTTCTATTAAATGTTGTGTTTTGCCAGTTCTCTTTCATTGACAACTTTTGTTCTCAAGTCCTCTCTGAAAGTCTTAAAGGATTCGAACCTAATTTTAGACCGATTCCTCTGCTTAAGTACTTTTTCATATCTAATGTTAAAGTCCTTAATTCTTTTATCAGAATAAATATGTGCATTTAATTCTGAAGTGTTTTTATACTTTATATTCTGTGAATAATAAAGTGTTAATTCTGATATAATAAGCTGTAACTCTTTTTTCATAATCTCTAAAGCTGTGTCATTATCACTATACTCTAAACCCAACTGCTCTTGTTGATGAGATAATTTATGTGGGTCAAACTGTAAGCTATAAATATCAGTCATTTTTTATTCTGTTAGGATTTATGGTTACTCCAAAGTCAAACCCTTCTCTATATATTTTTACATAGTCTTTATTTTTATGAGTAATTTTGCTTTTTTCACCTTTAAATAATCCATCAATTAATCCGTTCTTAAACGAATCTATTATCTTTCTTATATTCATTTTATCTCCCTTTCTTTACTAATTTTTTGTAACAATCCTCACAGTAATATTTAAACTTCTCATAGTGAACTGCGACATTATCACAAAAACTACACAACTTATGGTGTATTAATTTTTTCCAATGGTTACTTGTACCATCTTTTTGTATTACTTTTTTCTTAGGCATCTTCTTCCACAAATTTAAGACCTATTAAAGAATTACTTTTAATAGTTTTAATTGCCATTATTGGTAAAATTTCTTTTTCTTCAATAGCCTGATATCCTCTAAAACTTAATCCTAAAATATTTGATATTCCCATATCCTTTTGTGTTACTCCGTTTCTTTTTCTCCATTTAACAATTTCATCTAAATTAATTATATATATTATATAATCTCTTTTTGATTTAGCTTTTGTAAGTTTACATTTTATAATTAATTTTTCTTTTTTAAGACAATTTTCTACATATTCTTTTATATCAACCATTTTTCTTTTCCCTTATTTCTTTTGCTCTTACATATTCGTCTTGTTCTTCTGGTGTACGCAAAGTGAACCCATCTTTTAGCAAATCGAACAATTTTGATTCCACTTCACTTTTTGTTGGTCTAGTTTTAAATTCCATACTTAAATTAATTACATATTTGTTTTTCTTTTCAGACATAACCAGCTTCCCTTAATTTAATTCTTTCTAACAATATTTGTTTGTATTCTTCATTCTTAGATTTGTTTTGATGAGCCAAAGTATGACAACTTCGACACACTAAAAATAAATTGTCTATTCTGTTTAATCTGTTGTTTTTTACACCTCCCATACCCTTTGATATCAGATGGTGAATATCTACCCCTATAGCTTGATTACAAGCCCAGCAAATAGGGGTATCTTGTTCTCCATACCCCCAATATCTACTGAACAATTTTTTATAATCTTTCATTAGCCAAGATGTTTGTTAAAAGATTCTACTGCTTTTGCAGTTAGTGTGTCTATTTTCTCCTCTGAGAAACTTCCACTACCCATAGCACGACCTACAATTCCAGTAACAAATATTAATCTGTCTTTATTGTTATCAGGTTTAAATCCATTACTGTTATTGGTTGGTGCTACTGACTGCGTGCTTTCTCCCACTACACTTACATTTTCTACATTAGTGTATTGGTTTCCATTTGCAGATGTTTTAACACCCTTTACAACATAGCTAATTTTAGAATTTGGTTGTGGAATTGGGTCTAATTTTTCTCTGCAATATAGTCTAGTTCCATCAACTAAATCAAAAGCATAATTATTTATATACACTCCTTCCTCATTAGTTTTGCTATTGTCGTATGTCTTAGCTATTACTCCTTCAGTCATAATATTCTCCTTATTATTATTATTTGTTAACAACATTGTACCCTCGCCCTTCCAAACAGTTATTAATATAATCTTGTCTGGTTTGTAATTTAGGACTTAGCCACAATACTCTAAATCTTAACGAATTATATACTATTTTCCCAGCATCAAGTAAAAAATTTGTTTCGTCTTTTACTAATGCTTCGCAAGTATATAAGTCGTCATGGTATCTGTTCATGTCGCCTTCAACATTCGCAGATGATTTACCTCTACTATCTACTATTGGTTTTGTACTGCAACCAGCCAAGCAAAAAATAATAAATAGTAAAAAGCAAATTCCTAATATTTTGAAACGGATATGTGTGTTCCAAAATGTGTACCTCTTGGGGGTGCTTTTTAAAATATGTCTCAAAATATGTTTGTTCATAATACCCCCTATATTTCTTTATCTAATATTTGTTGAATTAATCTTATTTGACCATACATATATAAACCCATCATAGTTTTGCATTGAGATATGTCTCCTTCATAATCAAATTCTTTTTTTTCTTCTTCTTGAAATTGCTTTATCAAAAATGGCAATTTAAAATCTTCAAGCTTTTTATAAATTGTATATTTTGGTATTTGTCGCATTAGATTACTCCTCTAATTGTTTTTATTAAATTCATATCATTATCATACAATCCTATAGTGTCGTCTGTATGATGTATCTTAAAGTAATAAGTTATTTTATTTTTAGTTATCACTTTAAATTTTACAGTATCTTTACTGCAAAAGTCATAAAATTTTAGTCCACCCATTTATTTCTCCTCATTATTATTAGTAGGAAAGTGCTGTTAAGCACTCTCCTTGTTTTCTTTGTTGTTTAAAACCTGAACTACATTAATATAATTATTTTGCAACTCATCATATTTATAATATTCAATATAATTATCTTTATATTTTTGAATAATTTTATCTCTTTTAGAAAGTAGTCTTAAAGCTATTTCGTGTCGTTCTTCTAGTATCTCTACTTCTCTATTTAATCTTTCTATTCTACGCATTGCCCAATCTAATTTATCTAATTTATTCTGAATTTTAATAGTCATTATTATCTCCTCATTAATGAGAGGGTGTAATTAAACACCCCCTAGTTTAAAAGTTGTAGTCGTGAAATTTTCTTGGTGCAAACTCAAGATAAAATCTAGTGTTATGACCTGAATAAAAATAACCATCTTTTCTTCTTCTAATTCTTTGAGTAGAATTTTTTTCATTAGACTTGTAAATCCATTTCTGTTCATTTTGATTTACACAATGTCCAGCAAAACCACCAGATACCCATTTAAGTTCTACTGAACTATCTTTTTCTGCATCTAATCTTCTTACCTCTATAGTTTGTTCGCT